TTCGGCTTTGGCGAGTGCCGCATCGAGCGTTGACCCGAAGTAGATCACGGCCCGGTCTAAGCAGAATGCGGCATAGGGGTCATCGACTCCGAGAAGTTCGCTTGGCCGGACGCCGAGAGCCTTGCCGAGCTGGTACACCTCCCACGTCCGTGGACGGTCCTCCAGGAAATCCGGCTAGGCCCCGAGCACCTCCGAGCGCAAAGTCCATGATGAAGAACTTGTCCTCGATCGCGATTGTGTCCGTGTAGACCACACCGGCCTTACGGTTGGTGGGATCGTTCGGGGCACGCTGGAGCGCTGGCCGCACGACGACCGCGCACAGGATGCGGTCCACTGTGGACATCAGATCATCGAACTTCTGCGGATCGCTCATCAGTTCTTCGAAGTCGACGTCCTTTGGCTTCTGACCCTTCTCCGATAGTTCGATGTTCTCATGAACCATCGTCGTGAGCATGTCCGCCTGGAAGAGCACGCCCTCCCGAAGGAGTTGCTCCAATCCCGGACGACGCACGAGGCACCTCTGTCCACTCGGGACAGTCAGATCGGTCGGTGTGGGGTCGGCGGCGCTGTTCCCCCATGCAGTGATGGCATACGGGTCTCCAGCGACGTCTTCGGCGGTGGCTTTGCGGGTGGACGGCTTGCGGGGGGTGGGCGGCATCCTAGTGCTCCTTAGCCCTTGATCCGGTTGGACGGTTACAGCGGACCGATGCAGGTGAACTGCAGACCGCTGGCCCCCGTCATGGTCATGTTGCCGTTGGTGTCACGGAACCTGTCGGACTGGATGATCATGTAACCCTCGCCCGTGGTCAGGGGCACAGCTCCTGAGGGTACATCGGGGTTGAAGGCAGTGGCCCCGGATGGGGTCACCGAGGTCGGATCGTCCAGCGTGAGAGTCAGGTTCCCACCCGTGGCGTTCTTGAGGTGGAGTAGGTACTTGGAATTGGCCTGCAGCGGCACAGTGTCCGAAGCAGACAGAGTGGACGCGACGCGTGCCACGAATGGCGACAGGGCCGGCAGTACCGGCTGAATGGTCGCCATGCGTCACGCCGTCGCAGCGGTGACGGACTCGTTCTGCACGAGATCGTACAGAGCGTTCAGCGTGGCCGCCTCGAACGATCCGAGTCCGCGACCCTCGGCACCGGTCAGGAAGAACTGACCGTCACCGAACTCGCCACCGAGGTCGCCAGTCGCACGGGCACGGTAGATCAGCCCGTGGAAGTCGCCTCCGCTGTCCGAGATGACCTGGCCCTCCATCTTGAAGAATGGCCGGGTGTCCGTGGACAGCTTGCGGTACTTGTTCACCTGGTTCGGAGTGGTGCCCGAAGCCGTGATGATGCCGCCTGCGATGATCGCGTAGGCGGGCAGTGAGATACCACCCGACTCGATCTCCCAGTCGATGGCCGGGCCCTTGCCACGAGTGGTCACGACTCCGTCGTCACCCCGCAGCTCCTCGAAGTCCTCCGCTTCAGAGAACGACATGGTACGGGCATACGGCAGATCGACCGAAGAGCCGGCCGGCGTGGTCGCCCCCGCATCCGTGAAGCCCCGCAGCTTGATATCACGAAGCCCGTATGGAAGCGGAATGCTGGTCAGCGCCATTGTTCACCTTCTTCCTTGGGTCTTTGAACTTCAGGGTGGTGATGAGCTGTCCAGTGTGAACAGACCACCTGTGGAGGATGACCGTGCCCGGCCGGTATCCACAGAACACCGACCTGCACTGAATTTCAATCACCCCATCCTCAGGAATGACCGCGTGCAGCTTGACCGGGCAACGGAGTTCACGCTTCGTCGGTGTCGTCACGCGGCACCTCCACGTCCTTCACGACGAAGTCGCGTTCGTGCTCCGTCAGATACGTCAGCGCGTCGTCGCTGAACTCGTCCACGGGGACGGACCAGCCGTTCTCCTTGTTCCAGACCACGCCCTTCTGCTTCTTGACGTTGACGTGATCCCACGACGGCTCATCGATCTCACGGATGCCGAACGGTCCCATGTAGACGACGACCTTGCCCGAGGCCAGACCTGCTGCCTTCATGGCCTCTTCGGCACTGATGCCACTGTCGCCTACCGTCTCCTTCTTTGCCATATTCTCACCTCCACCCCTGTGCGATCCGCCAGTCGGAATGACGGGTGATCGTGCGGTACCCGTCGTCTCGAAAGTCCTGCGAGTCGCCCACCCAGTCAGCCTGAATGAGCGTCTGGCCTGGTGTGGCTCCTTGCACCGCAACCAGTCCACTCAGGACAGTCCGCACTCGGGTCAAGATCTTGTCGATGCGGTCGAAGTCGCCCAGATCATCGTGCGCCCACACCTGGAGGGTTTGCGTGCCACCCCCGACCCACGCGGTTGGGCCTCGTTCGCCCACTGGGTCGGTGATGTCTCCCCACCGGATGACAATTGCAGGCTTCACTGGCAACGTATCCACGGAGTCGGCCTGGTGGATGTTGGACCCATCCGCTGCGATGCCGAGCCCATTGAGGACAGTGTCTCCGCGCAGAGAATTCCAGACAATCTCGCGAATCATGTCCCCATCCTCCCCAACACCCCACCAAGCAACGTCATCAGTTCTCGACCACCAGACTCGACTGAAGGCATGATGATCGCGTATCGGCCGGAGAATCGAACCTCGAGCCAGATGCCGTACGGGACCGAGTGAGCGAAGATGATCGTGTGACTCTTGGCCGAATGCCGCGTCTCGGTGTGGAGCCCCGATCTAGCCGCGCCGGTCTGGTCGTGCCACGGAGCGTTAGCCCGCATGACGGATTCGCTCTTGGATGCCTGGTAGTCGACCGCTGCCGTGATCCCTCGCTGCAGCTTGACGGGGAGAGTTTTCACGTTTCGGAACAGACTCTCATCGGTCCACGTAAACGAAGCCCGGCCTGCCATCAGTTCCTCCGCTCGACCAACGCCTTGACTTCGTACTCGGGCGTCGGCTGAATCTCGAGCACCTCGAACCTCTGGCCACCCTGGACCCAGTAGTCGTACCGGGCGACCACAACGTCAGGCATCCCCATCAGCACGAACTCGATGACCCGCTCGACTCCATCGATCGTGACAGTCGGCCGACCACTGCCGGACACCAGCCCCGACTGAGAGATCAGCTTGAACCGCTGGGGGTCTCGCGCCGGCTGGTCAGTGAACCTGGCTCCGGTCGGCGTGTTCTGACGGACTCGAGGAATGAGCGTGACGACGATCGGGTCTGCCTCGATGAACTCGAAGGTATTGGCGATCTGTGCCGCCAGTTCGTCGTCGTCTGAGATCATGCCGTGGGCCTGGGTCCGGTCGGCCGGATGATCGGTCGAGTGGCTGTCTGTCCAGACTGGTCGATGACCGCCGTGGGTGACTGTGCCAGATAGAACGCAGCCATGCTCCGGGCGTTGTCGGCCTTCTGACTCAGGGATCGCGACGACCCAGACTCGCTGACGTTGACCAGCTTCGCGAAGCGGGCCGCCTTCATGCCCCACACCTCGGCAGCTGCTGCGTACAGGTCGCCCGTGTTCCGATCGATCACTTCCTGGAGAAACACGTCGCCGTAGATGGAATCGCTCTGCTCGTCGGCGTAGTGGCGGAGTACCGACAGGTCTTCGAGGGTCATACGACTTTCACCGTCCCGTATGGTCGCTCGGGTATCTCAGGCGAGTCAGTTATCTTCGCCCAGACTCGGTATGTGCCGAGCGCGACCGTCGCGAAGTCCACCGGCACGTTGGTGCGGGCCACGTTCTCACCCGGGGTCGGCCACTGTCCAGCCAACCATGCAGTCGGTGGGTCACCGATCACAGTGGACAGTCCAAGCTGAACCGACCCCAGGGTGAGATCGTCGGGCGAGTCGAACTCAATCGTCAAGAATTCGACGCTGCCCTGGGGGATCTCATCAGGCATGCTCACGAAGGTCTCCTTCCGGTGCTGTTCCTCCGGCCGTTCCTGTCGGCCTTCGTGGCAACTTGCCAACCAGACGTGGTCTGAGCAATCCCGCGATGCGATCCCTGCGCAACCGTCCACCTCGGACAGTGATATCTCGGTAGAACACCACCCGGAAGATCACTTCGTCTATGGACGTGCTCGATCGAGTGGACCCAGATGCATTGCGCCGGACCAACACCCG